GTGCAATTCGTTGCGTTCCTAGTGGCGGTGGTACTTGTTGTTGGGATACCGAAAAAGATGGAATCTTTAAACCTATTGGGTGCTAAATGACTACCCCCGAGAAAAAGGTAAAGGATAAAGTCAAGAAACTATTGGCGGAGCATGGGGCTTATTACTTCATGCCTGCTACTGGTGGATATGGTAAGTCGGGTGTACCTGATCTTGTAGCCTGTATCAAGGGTAGGTTTATTGGTATTGAGTGCAAAGCAAATGGTGGTAAACCTACGGCACTACAAGAGAAGAACCTGATGGACATTATTAACGTCGGGGGTATCTCAATACTTGTTGATGAGACTGGGATTAGTTCCTTAAAGGTTTTATTAGATGCAGGGTTTCCTGATGCTGGAGTCCTGTTTGATTTCTTAGAGGGAGGGGGATGATGGAAATAAAACTAACAGTAGTAAGTGAAAACCCTGATGGGTCGGCTAACGCAAAGGTTTACTACGATGAAGAAGGGGAACAGTTTTTAGTGCAAGAAGGTACAACAGCAATACTTAAACAATACATAACACAACAAAAAGGAGAAACACAAATGAAAGACTTATGGGAAGTAGCTAATGAAATCGAAAGTTTAGGGTACAGAATTAGTAACTTAAAAGATGTTATAGAGGTAGTAGCCGCAGATACTCGAGACCCTCATAGCGGTGCGCTATGGTCAACACGAGACCATTTAGAAATTCTATCTATCAAGATTGAAGAACAAGTGCAGAACCTAATGGCCATTAATCGAGACTTAAAGATTAAAGAAATGGAAGTAGTAAGTGAAGTAAAACCTAAGAAGAAAGTGGTGAAGAAATGACTGTACTCAAGGAAGCAAATGCCATCATCTATGGTGATAGGGAAAAGACCTACGGGCATCCAGCTAAGAATTTAAAGACCATAGCTGTAATGTGGAACGCATATCTAAATGCAAAGGTAACGGATGTAAACGAACTTAACGCTAAAGATGTTGCGGCAATGATGATGTTAGTCAAAGTAGCTAGGTTTGCAAACGACCCCAACCATAGAGATAACCTAGTAGATATTTGCGGGTATGCCGCTTTAGTAGAACGATGTGATGAAGAACGAACAGGGGAACAAGATGAGTAATATAAATAAGTTAGCAAACAAGATAGATGCGGTATACGCAAAGTACAAGCTAGACCATATCGACGTCTTAATGCTGGGTGTACTTAGCCAAGAGTGGGATGCTAATAGAGATGTACGAGTTACCGATATGACCCTACGGTTTGGTAAAAGCTTTGCATCCCCTGCCAACATCCACTACCGACTGACCAAAGATTTAGTTAAGTTGCAGATGGTGCGGTTAAAAGCTAGTAAAGAAGATGCACGAGTTAAGTTTGTAATTAAAGGATGCAAGTTCGATGTAATGGATAAATACCTTGGAGGTGCATAATGAACGATGGGGTAAAGATACTGTTGGCTAGAATGAAGACGCACCCTGAAGAGTTTATGTATAACCCAAGTGAAGATTCTAACAAGTGGGTAAGGTTACTGGATAACTTTAGGCATTGTCTTACTAAAGAAGAAATTAATGCTATTGACGAAGGGTTGCGGGATATTGAACGTGATAGGTTTACAGAATTAGTTATGCACGAACTACTAGATCCGCATGAAGATGTACAACAGGAATTAGATTTGGTTCGACGCTATCAACAAGCTAAAATACTACCGAGTAGTATTACGTACACTTCCGAACCGTTAGTAAATATAAAACCTACTACTGTAAAAGTTAGGAAGCCAACCACACTGGGAAAGTTGTTTAACTACACATGAACATAATAACAATCGACTTTGAAACCTACTACGACAAGGAATTTAGTCTTTCTAAAATGACTACCGAGGAGTACGTTCGTGATGACCGTTTTGAAGTAATTGGAATAGCCGTTAAGGAAAACGACAATGAAACAACATGGATTACGGGAACATTTGAAGAAATTAAGGAGGCGCTTCAAGCCTACGAGTGGGGGAACTCCCTTGTCCTCGCACACAACACTCAATTTGATGGGGCGATACTCTCGTGGCTTTTCGGGATTCACCCAAAGGGCTGGCTGGACACTTTATGTATGGCGCGTGCGATTCATGGTGTGGAAGCAGGTGGTAGCCTTAAAGCTTTGGCAGAGCGGTACAGAATTGGTGAGAAAGGTACAGAGGTACTTCAGGCGTTAGGGCAACGACGGATAGACTTTCTTCCTGATGAACTGCATCGTTACGGAGAATACTGCAAGAACGACGTAGACTTAACATGGACACTATTTAATCTTTTTATGCTTCCCGGAGTTGGTGAGGGCTTTCCTCAGCAGGAACTCAAGGTCATTGATGTAACCCTGAAGATGTTTACCGAGCCAAGCTTGGTGCTAGACCTCCCCCTACTGGAGCAACACCTAGAAGATGTAAAGACTAAGAAAGAACGCCTAATGGATGCGTGCATGGCAGACAAAGACACCATCATGTCTAGCAATAAGTTTGCAGAGTTACTTACATCCATAGGAGTTGTACCTCCCACTAAAATCTCGCCGACTACGGGCAAGGAAACCTACGCATTTGCAAAGACCGATGAAGGACTCAAAGAACTGGTATCGCATCCCGATGTTCGGGTTCAAGCGCTGGTTGCGGCTCGGCTCGGAAACAAGTCTACGTTGGAAGAAACTAGAACTCAACGGTTTATTGACATAGCAAAGCGGGGTAAGTTACCCGTACCCATTAAATACTATGCGGCGCACACAGGGCGGTGGGGTGGTGACGATAAGATTAACCTGCAAAACTTACCTAGTCGTGGGCAGAACGGGGGCAAACTAAAGAAAGCTATCCGTGCACCTGAAGGCTTTGTAATGATTGACTGCGACTCAGCGCAGATCGAGGCTCGTATTGTTGCTTGGTTGGCTGGGCAAAACGATTTAGTGGACGCATTTGAGAAAGGTGAAGATGTATACAAGATCATGGCTTCGGCTATCTATCAAAAGGCAGTTACAGAAGTCTCAACGAACGAGCGGTTTGTCGGGAAAACGACGATCCTCGGAGCAGGGTATGGCATGGGTAGTAAGAAATTCCAAACGCAACTCAAGACGTTTGGCGTGGACATTGAAGAGGGGGAGGCCAGTCGTATTATCAGGGTATATCGGGAGACTTATCCTCAAATCCCTAAGTTGTGGCAAGAAGCCAATCGGTGTTTGGAAGCAATCCATACCAATAGACCGGCACCTTTTGGAAGAGACGGCATCGCAACGTTTGACCATGTAAAGCAAGGGTTTCTACTACCTAGTGGTTTATGGCAACGGTATGATAGTTTGCGTAGAGTAACTGACCCCCAAGGCAATACCCAATATGAGTACAAGACTCGTAGGGGTTCTGTTAAAATATATGGTGGTAAAGTAGTAGAGAATCTATGCCAAGCGTTAGCACGTTGTGTTATTGCCGAGCAGATGGTTAAGATGAGCAAGCGTTATAAGCCCGTGCTTACCGTACATGATGCGGTGGCTTGTATCGTACCTAAAGAAGAAGCTAAAGAGGCTCAAGCCTTTGTTGAAGAGTGTATGCGTTGGAGACCTGAGTGGGCTAAAACCTTACCGTTAAATTGTGAATCAGGAGTTGGGGAAAGTTATGGCGATTGTTAGTGAGCAAGTATTAGACTATGCAGATTTGTTAATTCGTACTAGAGATCATCTAAAGAAGTTTGAGATTGCTATGAACGGTAGGCATTTTAAAGAGGGGCACGAACACATGATGAACGCCTTTGTAGACGTTAGACTTCTTACCCATATATCAGGGGAACTTAGTGCCTAAATACACTTGGTCGTACTCATCGCTGAGTCTTTTCAAACAATGCCCACATAAGTATTACAGGCTACGTGTTGTAAAAGATATTGTAGAACCCCCTACTGAGCATCTAAGCTACGGTCTAGAAGTACACAAAGCCGCAGAAGACTACATTGGTAAAGGCGTTCCAATCCCCGAGAAGTACATCTATATTAAGGAGCAGTTAGATAGCCTTAATAAAATAGAGGGTGAAAAGCTATGTGAGTACCGACTAGGACTGACAGCCAACCTAGAGCCATGTGGGTTCTTTGACAAAGATGTATGGTGGCGTGGGGTAGCAGACTTAATTATCCTTAAAGGCGACAGTGCCTACGTCATTGACTACAAAACGGGTAAGTCTAGTAAGTACGCAGACACCCAGCAGTTAGAACTCCTATCCCTTGCCCTGTTTAAACACTTTCCGCAGATTAAACGGGTAAAAGGTGGTTTGCTATTCGTGGTTGTAAAAGACTTGATTAAAGCCAACTATGTGCAGGATAATGAAGGGGTTTATTGGACTAAGTGGTTGGAAGATACCCAACGGCTAGAGTCGGCTATCCAAAACAATGTTTGGAACAAAAAGCCTAACTTCTCGTGCCGTGCATGGTGTTCGATAACCGACTGCGAACATAACGGAAAGAACCACTAACATGCCCTATACTAAAACTCCTAGACCCTACAAACGTGAATACGAACTCGAGAAGAAACGAGGGGAACATGACAACAGGATGGAACGCCAGCGTGCTAGACGTGCTATTGATAAAACTGGAGCCGATAAGAACGGTAACGGTAAAGCCGATAAGCGTGAAGGTAAAGACGTTGCACACAGAGTTGCCCTTGATAATGGTGGCTCCAACAAACACGGTACATACATAACTACTGCGGCTAAAAACCGAAGTTTTAAAAGAGATTCAAAAGGTAACTTAGTATCTGAAGTAAGTACCAAAGAGCGTAAGAAGAAATAAGTTTGGTAGCATATGTGCTAGTGCGTTAGGTGTGAGTGGTGCTAGCAGGGTTAATTCATTGTCCCAAATAAACCGCACCTGCTAGCGTTGTTAATTAGATGTTTTTCCCTTCATGGGACATCTTTTTCCTTGGACAAAGAGCTAGCCGAATAACACCCGTAAGGTGTAATAAATTCAAATCAAAACTACGGTTTTGGTTGTATTCCTATTGGAGAAGAGATTGGAAATCATAGACAACAAAGCACTTCTATTAAAGGTGCGTGACCCCGGACGTATTACTACGGTAATACCAAAAAGTAAAGTTTTAGATTCAGGTGAGGTGCTAGTAAAATGGGGGCTGGAGGAAGCTCAAGTACTAAAGAACTTGAAGATTAAGAATGTACCATCCCCAATAACTGCACACTACGACTGGCCTGGACTTTATAAGCCGTTCGATCACCAGCGCACGACTGCTGAATTTCTAACTCTGCACCGCCGAGCGTTTTGTTTCAATGAGCAAGGTACTGGAAAGACGGGATCGGTAATTTGGGCGGCGGACTACTTACTCAAGCTAGGTATTATAAAACGTGTTTTAGTATTGTGCCCATTGTCGATTATGCAATCCGCTTGGCAGAACGACTTATTTAGATTTGCTATGCACAGGACATGTACGATAGCCCACAGCTATTCAAGAGAAAAACGCATCGAGGCAGTAAACGCAGACTCCGAGTTTGTTATATGTAACTTTGATGGGCTTAGCATTATTAAAGATGCCGTGCTAGAGGGTGGGTTTGACCTAATTGTAATAGACGAAGCAAACGCATATAAAACAGTATCTACTGCACGCTGGAAACTATTGAACTCAATTATTAAACCTAATACATGGCTATGGATGCTTACAGGAACACCTGCTTCTCAGTCACCTACCGATGCGTATGGTTTGGCAAGGCTTGTTAATCCAACAGGAGTGCCTAGGTTTTACGGTTCGTTCCGAGACATGGTAATGCAAAAGATCACTCAGTTTAAGTGGGTTCCAAAGAAATCTTCTGAGCAAACCGTGTTCGATGTACTACAACCAGCAATACGATTTACCAAAGAAGATTGTTTAGACTTACCTGAGATGACCTACACCACTAGGGATATACCTTTAACTGCACAGCAAGTTAAGTACTACGAGATCATTCGTAAAAACATGCTGGCTTATGCGGCAGGGGAAGAAATAACCACAGTAAATGCGGCGGCAAATCTAAACAAACTCCTTCAGTTGTCATGCGGTGCAGTCTATTCGGATAGTGGAGAAGTAGTAGAGTTTGATGCAAGTAATCGTATCAACGCTTTAAAAGAAGTAATAGATGAAGCATCCCACAAAGTGCTGGTATTCGTGCCATATACCCATGCTATACACATCATTACAGAAGAGTTAAACAAGTGTGGATATGATGCAGAAATTATTAACGGTGCGGTATCTGTAAGCAATCGTACGGACATATTTGCTCGATTTCAAACAACCGATAAACCAAAGGTTTTAGTTATCCAACCACAGGCGGCATCGCATGGTGTTACCCTAACTGCGGCAAATGTTGTAGTATGGTTTTCCCCTATTACCTCCGTTGAGACATACCTTCAGGCTAATGCTCGAGTACACCGAGCGGGGCAACACAATCCCTGTACTGTCGTGCATCTAGAAGGCTCTCCTGTCGAAAAAAGAATGTACAAGATGTTGCAGGGAAAAGTAGATATACACACTAAGATGATCGACTTATATAAAAATATTTTAGAGGAAGATACTTGACAGTGTAAATGTATGGTACTAAAATGTAGATATAAAAAGAGGAGAAGAGTATGAGTGATGCAACAGCTAATAAGCTAGTAAAAATCTACTTAAAGATTAGAGATAAAAGAGCAGAACTATCTAAACAAGATAGCGAACTAGAAGAGCAACAAGATGTGATCGAAGCAGAACTACTAAGCATTTGCAAAGAAACAGGTGCGGATGGATTACGTACGGAATTTGGTACGGTTACTAGATCAGTTAAAAAAAGATTTTGGACGAGTGATTGGAGCTCGTTCTATGATTTCGTCAAGGAACATGATGCTATTGAGTTACTAGAAAAAAGAGTAGCCCAAGCAAACATGGCAACGTTTCTTGAAGAAAACCCGGATGCAGTACCGCCGGGGTTACAGGTAGATAGTCGATATACGGCTGTCATTCGTCGTAAATAATGGAGAAGATAATGAGTAATGATTTAGCAATGTTAGACACAGGTTTACCAGCACACCTTAGAACAATGGAGTTGGACGATACTACTAAAGCTCTTATGGGTAGTGGTGGTGGAGGTTCTAAGCGTATTTCTATTGAAGGTGGTGTATGGCGCTTGTTAGTAAACGGCAAAGAGATTGCGCAAAAAGAAGAGCGTAGCTTGAATGTTGTTATCGTAGCGGCATCGTCAAAGGTATCTCGTACATACTATGAAGGTGTATACAAGAAGGGCGTTACATCTACCCCTGATTGCTGGTCTCCAAATGGTGACTACCCTGATGCAAGTGCTAAGAACCCGCAGTCTAAATCGTGTGCTACTTGCCCACAGAACGTAAAAGGTTCAGGTCAAGGTGATGGTCGTGCATGCCGCTTTAGTCAGCGTATTGCAGTCGTATTAGATAACGACATTGGTGGAGATGTATTCCAGTTAGTGCTCCCATCTACATCAATCTTTGGTGAAGGTGAATCAGGTAAGTGGCCTTTGCAGATGTACGCAAAGATGATTGGTGCTAAGAGTTGCCCTATTACGGCAGTTGTTACTGAAATGCGTTTTGATACCGCAAGCTCTACACCTAAGATCACTTTCAAACCAATACGGTTCTTGGAAGCAGGCGAGATCACTACTGCTATTGAGCAAGGTAAGAGTGCAGAAGCTACCAAAGCAATTACCATGACCGTAGCGGCAGAGAAAACCGATGCCCCTAAACTGGAAGCCCCTGCTAAATCTGCTGATCCCGAAGAAGTACTTAAGGTTGAAGCTGAAGCCGCAACTCTAGAACCAACCAAACGTGCATCTAAGAAAGAAGAGCCAACGCCTAAGAAAGATTTAGGTAAGATTCTGTCTGACTGGGATGACGAAGCATAAGGAGTTGTCATGGCACAAGGCTACTCAAGCGCTTTCATAAAAGACGTTAGTGAAGCCGACAAAACCAAGATCGGGGTACAGCTAGGATTGGCGTGCATTAGACGGGATATTCCTGTAACTGATGTATCTGAATTCTTCTCTGTATCTCGAATGACTGTATATTCTTGGTTTCGTGGTAAAACTAATACCCCGCAGAAGCATCGGGAAAAGATACAGAAACTTGTTGAGAAATTGAGATAGTAGTACCGGAGGGCTAGGTCTTGATCTGCCGAAGAGGGTGTACCCGTCGCACCCCTGCCCCTCCTTTTTATTGACGGTTTAAGGCGGATATGTTACTAACAAATGAATTTCTATCGGCAGTGCTTCCCCCAAATGGGTCGTATTGCGTGGTAGGACTAAAAGACACTGCGAATCCAAAACAAAAATTTGTTGGCTCTCTCGCAGAAGTAGAACAACTAGCGGGTAAATTAGTAGAAGATGAATACAATGCGTACTTTGCACTAGCATCCTTTGCAGACCCGAAAGAGGGTAGAACATCTAAGAACGCTGAATTTCTTAAGTCTTTCTTTATTGATATTGATTGTGGTACGGGAAAACCCTATGCCGATCAAGCCGAAGGAATGACTGCGCTTAAAGCGTTTATCAAGGACACCAAGCTACCTAAACCTATGGTGGTCAATTCAGGGCGTGGTGTGCATGCGTATTGGGTGCTAGAAGAGCCGATGCCTAGAGATGAATGGAAGCCCTTGGCTGAGGGTTTAAAACTCTTGTGCGAGCGCCATAAGCTATATGCTGACCCCTCTGTGACTGCGGATTCTGCACGCATACTGCGAATTCCGGGAACTTTTAACTATAAAGACCCAGCTAACCCACTAACGGTAGAAGTTATCATCAATGGGGGCCAGGTAGCAAACTCTCTTTTCAAAGATCTTTTTAAATTAGAAGACGATGTGTTTGCTGGTATGGTTGGTAAGCCATTCGTACCCCGTGAAGTAGATGCAATGACGCTTGCATTGATGGGCAACAACATCTCTCGGTTTCAAACCATTCTTATCAAAAGTGCCGAGGGTACAGGATGCCCACAACTATTGAATATCTATGAGAATCAAGGCACAATAGAGGAGCCCCTGTGGAGGGGAGGGCTAAGTATTGCCCAAGCGTGTGTGGATAGGGATAAAGCCATCCATGCCATCTCTAAAAAACACCCTTCATATTCTGCATATGAAACCGAGCGCAAAGCTAGTGAAACAAAAGGTCCTTATACCTGCGCTACATTCAAGAAGCTAAACCCTACTGGATGTCAAGGTTGCCCCCACACGATTTCATCCCCTATACAACTAGGCAAGGAGTTCAACGAGGCTACTGAAGAAGATAACGAAGTCGAAGTACCAGCTAAAGAAGAGGGCAAAGCCCCAATGCAGTACACAATCCCCAAGTACCCATTCCCATTTGTTAGGGGTGCGGCAGGGGGTGTATATACAAAAATCAAGGATGAAGATGGGGTCGAGGCAGTCGAGATGCTTTACCCGTACGACTTCTACGTAGTTAAACGCATGAGAGACCCTGACCAAGGCGAAGTATTGTTAATGCGTTTGCACTTGCCACAAGACGGGGTACAAGAATTTATCATCCCACTAACCGCAGTGCTTGCAAAAGATAGATTTAGGGACACAATCGCCCAACATGGCTTAGCCGTATTGGGTAAAAAACAGGACTTACTTATGGCGTATATAACACGATGGGTTGAAGAATTACAGGCTAGTAGCAAAGCAGAAACAGCACGTAGGCAATTTGGCTGGCTACCCGACAACAGTGCGTTTATCTTGGGGGATAAAGAGATTACTGCAACTGAGATTAAATACAGCCCCCCTACTGCCGCTACCCTACCCCTTGCTCCTTGGTTTAAAGAGAAAGGCGACTTCCACATTTGGAAGGATGTAGTTAATGCGTATGGTAGACCCGACATGGAAGCCAAGGCTTTTGCATTGTTTATGGGGTTCGGTAACGTACTGCTACGCTTTACTAATCTTGAAGGCTATCTACTTAGCTTGAAATCTCAAGGTTCAGGTTCGGGCAAGACGACTATCTTACACGCAGTATCTAGTATTTATGGACACCCCAAGGATACTTTGATGCAAGTTAAAGACACCTATAACCAAAAGATGCAACGGATTGGTACGTTCCAAAATATTCCGATTCTCCTAGACGAGATGACTAATATGCCCCCTGAGCAGAAATCAAACCTTGCCTATGACATTACACAGGGACGTGCTAAGAACCGCATGAAATCCCAAGAGAACGCAGAGCGCATCAATATCACACGCTGGGCGACAGGCATGATTACTACATCCAACCGTTCTTTACGGGATGACTTGCTAGCAATTAAGGCTTTCCCCGAGGGCGAGTTAATGCGTATTATGGAGCTACATATCTTTAATGATGCAAACGATGACCCTGCATGGGCTAGAAGTCACTTTAGCCGTCTGTACGATAACTACGGGCATGCTATCTATCCGTTTATGCAGTATGTAATTCAAAACCTACCTGAAGTAATTGAGTTCTTAGGTAAGATCCAAACCAAGATCGAGGCGGATGCAGACATTAAATCCAATGAACGGTACTGGTCAGCAATGTCAGCCATTGCAATTACTGGGGGTATTATCTCTAAGCGTTTGAACCTGCATGATATTGACCACCGCCCCGTACAAGCTTATATCATCAAGCACATCCGAGATTCTAGATTGCAAAACAAGATGATGATGGCTGAGAGTAGCGACTTCTTAGGCGGCTTCTTACAACGCAAGTACCACGAAACATTGGTAATCAACGGTAAGAAAGACGGACGTACAGGCTTAGAGACTGGTCCGATCCGTGAGCCAAGGGGTGCATTAACTGCACGTTATGAACCTGATACCAAACTTCTATATGTTGTTGCAAAAGAATACCGTGCGGAATGTGCGAAGGTACAACTTAACTTTGACGAGTCTTTAGCAATGCACTTAAAGAGTGGGGCTTATATAGGTATCAAGCGCAAGCGTATGGCATCGGGCACAATTATTAACACCGACGTTAACGCACCAGCATTAGTATTTGATACAACTAAACTGGGGTTCTTTAAAGAGGAGGCGCTACTTAATGCTGAAGGTAATGAACCTGACGATACTCTTGCCTTGGAAGAAGCTTAAGCCCGGTCAGTCGTTTTTCATCCCCTGCCTAGATAGGAAAGCCCATGCTAAAACTTTACAAGCGGAAGCTGACCGTCTGGGTATTAAAGTTATTTTGAAACAAGTTGTGGAAGACGGTAGATATGGCTTGCGCATATGGCGGGTTGAGTGATATAGTTACCCCACTCTTCTCCTCTACCTAATGAGGATTTACCCCGCCTAGTGCGGGGTTCTTTTTAATACCCTGCCCGTTCCCGAAGTTTGTAGATATTAGCCAGCATGCGTTCTTCTTGCTCTTTAATACGCTTGAGTTCCGCACCCTTATCTTCAGAAGACATTTTGGTGCTGGTATAAATAACTTTAGTCCTATCTCGTAGTTTAGTAAGTTGGCGCTCTAGGGTATTTACCTGCTGTTTAACTGCAAATAAGTCTTTCTTATCGGCATAGAACTCTTTAGCTTCCTCTATACGACCAGTCTTTACCATGTTGTTGTAGGTTGCAACTGCCTTATCCACATCCCCACGCAACTCGTAATAGTCGTTCTTCATAGCCGCACCGTTTTCCCGAACAAAGAAAGTCGAGAGTCCGGGGGTAGTAGCCAAAGCATCTTGTAAAGACTTTTCAGGTGCTGGTACATTACTACCTACATTCATAGCGGCGCTAGTTGCCATCAAACCAAGTCCACCCGTAGTACCCAAATAACCCTTAATCAAATGGTCAATGTTTACAGGGGCAATAAGACCTGCTTTACCCAAGAACTTAGCTAGTTCTGAAGTGGTGTTTGTAAACTGTTCAGACGTAATCTTGTTCTCTAACCCCATACCTACTAGCGGACGACCTGTAAAGAAGTTGTAGTTTGTCATTACCTCTAGAGCCGGTTTAGCCACTTGCGGTACAACAGTCGGACTAAGGATAGCGTTCATTACTGCATCTGCCATACCCCTGCGCATCTTCTTACCATCCGTAAAGCCTTGGTCAGTAATACCTTGGTACGCATACTCAGCCGCTAGTTTAGGTAGGATAAAGACGTCAGGACGGAGGGGTAACATAAAGCCTGTACCCGGAATCAACAAGTGCCGATCACGAATAGTCGGATCCATATTCTGATAATCTTCATCGTCAGCCGCTAAAGCCGCATAAATAAACGCAAGTGCCGCTATCTTTGCGGAAGTACTCATTAGTACTCTCTGCGCTTCTTTCTTCTGTACTGGAGAAATTCCCCTACCCATAATCGTCTTATAGGCTACGTTTTGAGCTTGTAGGTATGCGCCAAAGAACGGTACAACTTGTTTGAGAACCTGCACACTACCTGCCGCACCTGAACGCTTAAAGTTAATAATCTCAAATGCTTTCTCAATAGCCGCCGCCTTATCCCCTGTTTCTTTCAAAGTTAAGGTATACACAGCCTGACGCACAGCATTGTCCGATGCCATTGCAAACTTCTCAAACGGAGAAAGTATTTTTTGTTTGGTAGTCGGTGCGGCTAATCCAGCCACAATCTCAGCGTCGTTACGAGCAACAGCAGACGAGTAATCACGAACACCAACTGCACCATACTTAGCTAGTTCAGCGTGTGCCTCACTCTTACCCCGTAGCGTATTTATAAACTCTTTTGCGACTTGTGCTGGGATAGTAAACGGGTTTTTTAATCCCGATGTAAACATAGCACCGATAGAATCCTGCGATAACTGACTTATCGAGAAGAGTGGCATTAGCACGATGTTCTTACGTAAGATGTTTGCTACCGCTGCCGCACTTTTTAGAATAGGCATTGTGACAGGCTCAGTGCCTTGGAACGCATATATGAATAGGGGGTCTTTAAACTCCACTTTTTTACGCTGACCGTTTTCCCACAAGTCGATAACATTTTGTTCTTGCTCTTTACGGATAGGTGCATCTTGGCGTAAATCCACAACTTCACCTTCAGGCAAATACTCTTTAGCGGCTTGGTATAGATTCAATGCAGTACGGTTCTTAACTGCACGGGATACGGTATAGGAAACCCAACGTTCCATGTTATCAAAGATATTGTTAACTTCGTCTTCACTACCACGAATTTTGTAACCTTTAGCAAAGTCTAGTAGTCCACGACCATACTCTTTTGGGCCTCGTTTAGCTTCTAACTGCTCTATACGGAAAAATGGAACGTAGTCCATAATATCTAAGAGCTCTTTAGCTTGGGACTCAGAATATAGACCACCAATAACTGCGGCATCCATAGCGTTCTTACGTACTTTATTCCAGCTTTCTTGCAACTGACGCAACTCAGGGATAGCCTTGAAGTACTCTAATCCAGCTTCAATTTGTTCAGGTGTCTTGTGACTATAGAAGTCTTCTTTAGATCCTGTCAAACCTTTCAAACGATCTGCAATAAACGCACGGTGTGCGTAGTTACTCATCTGCTCAGTAGAAACCCCATACTTCTTACCCAGCAAACTAATGTCTTTAATCAAACTTTGCCAGCTAGTATCTTTCTTAACGGCTTTCCATTTATAGGTATCAGGCTCGTAATCAACACCACCCTCTTGCAACAACTGTGTAGCTACAGCATCGGGGTGCAAAGCTTGGGAAGTGCTGTTCATAAACATCATGCGGCCTTCTTCCATACTCTTACGAATGGCATTTTGCAGTGCAGCATCAGACGAAAAGTACATCGTCTCAGCTTTGTTCAGGAACTTCTTAACCCCTGACTCAATTTGTTTTTTATCTGTACCTTTAAGGGTTTTAAATACACCCTGCTTAGGGTCAGGCTTAACATCAGAGTAACCAGCACGACGGTCAATATCAGCTAAAGACGGGATGCCTTGAACCTGCAAGCTAGTATCAGTTGCGTTGGCAACGTCAGTCATTTCTAATAAACTAGAGGATAAAATTTCATCGGCAACACTTAAAAC